ATTACAATAAGTTTCTCTGTCATCTAAAGTTTGAGTTAATATATTTTTTATATCTTCATCATTACAAGCATTAATTACTTTTTTAATGTAATCTTTACTTAAACAAATTTGACCTTGCCAAATATATATATCTGCACAATCATAATCTTGTTTATAAAAAAATTCTTTTGAGTATTGTTCGTCTATTTCGTTGTATTCCATATCATTTTCCCTTTCTTTTTTCATTAAAATATTACTGATCCTAAAATAAAACCAATAAGAAATATTACTATTTCAGCTCTATAATATAAGCTCTTTGATCCTATTTCTTTTCGCCATTCTTTAGGTGTCTTTCCTAATACTATCATCATTACCTCTTTGTTAAATTGTTATAATCATTACTATTGTTACAAATAAAAACACAACGCAACAATAAAAATCTATACTTGCCATTTATATCTCGCTTTCTAATTGTGCTTTCCAATTATGTGACCAATCTTTTTTATCATCATAACTAAAACCTATTTCAACTTTTTCTGGTAGTAATGAAGTACCTATTTCTCCATCAAAATTTATGTCAATATCCATAGTGTCATCATCACATATATTTTCTGGTGCTACCATTTTAAAATCAACTTCAACATCCTCTCCATAATTATCTACATAATGTTGTAATTGATCTATTACTTTTTTTATTTTCATTATTGGTCCTTTCTTTTTTGTTTAATTCTATTTTCACAATCTTTTAGATCCATGAATAAATAGAATTTACATTGGTATTTTTTCTCTAATATTTCTGTGATTGATTTGTAGTTTTTAGCTTTCATTATTATTTCCTTTCTATTTTAAATTTAAACTCATGTTCTGTTTTAGCTTGAGGATCTCGCATTTTATAAATAATATCTCTAACTATTTCTCTGTCGATACTATCCCCATCAAACTCAAGTTTCATATTTGATAATCTAATTTGTATTGCTCTTTCAACTTCTTTCATTTTTAGATTATTTCCAAAAAAATCTTTGTATAAACCTTGATCTTCACCATAAAAAGACCATACATATTTTTTGAAATTTTCTATTTCTTTTTTGTTTGTGTTTTTCATTTTTTTTTCCTTTCATTTTTATATTTATATTAATTGTATATTTATTATAAGTCAATTAATTATTTATGCTGCTTTTTTTTCTATTAAAAATGAGTAATCAAGATCACATAATTGATTTAAATCAAAATCTTTTAATGCTTCTTTGATTTTATCTTCATAATTAATAACCAGGCTTTCAGCTAAAAATATAGATTGTTTTAAATAAATGTAGCTTTTTACATCATGTCTAGTACCTTTAAGAGCTGAAGCAATATGTTGAACTACAAATAATTTGGCAGCTAAATCTACAGTAATATTAAACTCTCTACCATCACAATAATTTCTGTGATTTTTTTCGTATTGCTTTTCAAGGTTGTAAATATCATCTCTGTATGATTTCCAATCTATATTATTTAAAACTCTTAATGAGCTGTAAGCATCTTTTATTATTTTTATTGTTTCTTTTTGTGTCATTGTTTTACCTTTCATTGTTATTTATTTATACAAAATATATATTTATTTACTGAAGTCAATACATAAAATATATTTTTTTTAGTTTTTTTTATGTGTGATATATTTACAACAGTTAGTTTATAATAATTCTAATGTAATTTAATTTAAAATAATACTTGCATATATATAAATTGGATATATAAAGATTAAAAACAATTAATGAAAGGATATAAAATGAAAATAACAATAAATGCTGCTGATGTTATTAAAGCTCAGCAATTTAAAAAACAAATGAGTGTTGAAGATTTTTCAAAGACTAATGAATTTAAAACACTTCAAGATGCTGGACTAATGAGTATTGAACCAAACAAAGCATATAAAAAAGCTGTCAATACTTTAAGATTTAATTTAAAAAAATAAATAATAATAATAAACAATTAAACCTACTGATTAATTAATTTTAATTGGTAGGTTTTTTTTATCTGTTAGATCCTGGAATATAGGACCTGGAAATATAATTAAATTGTTGTGAGGGTTATAAACAAAATAATGTTTAAACTTACTATTCTAATATAGCAACGCCTGCCAGCTCTTAGCATAAAAGATCGGTCAGTATTGTTGACCTATCTATATCATCAACCAATTAAAAGAATTTATTTAATAACAAGTGATAACATTTTCTTATCAGAACCCTACAATGTATATATTTATAGAGTAGGATCTCTTTTTTTGTTTGCTTGACCCCCCTATACCCCACAGAACGCCACGCGTTTATTATATATATATACATGGGACTCGAGGACACCTTTATACACACACACCTTTTGCTTTCATTCCACACAGAATAAACTATATCTAGTATATGAATTACTTTTCATCAGAAGATCTAGATTGTGTTTGCTATATCGAAGAAAAAACCAACAATGTTGTAATCAAATTCTTTGGTATGCCTAACCATGACTCTGCACAATTATTTACATCTTACATTATGATGAAAATAGGATTTGAATACACACCTTTTGGAGAAGATAATTACAGCAAATCAGTTCATTAAGTTATGGATTTACCTAATAAAAAATATCAGATAATTTATGCTGATCCACCTTGGTCATATAAAGATAAAGCTCTGGCAGGTAATAGAGGAGCTATTTGTAAATACCCAACTCAATCTTCAGAATGGTTAAATTCATTACCTGTTAAAAATATTGCTGATAAAGATTGTATTTTATTTCTTTGGGTTACAATGCCAAAACTAAATGAATGTTTTGAATTAATTAAACAATGGGGTTTTGAGTATAAGACTTGTGCTTTTACTTGGGTTAAAAAAAATAAAAAAGCAGATAGTTGGTTTATGGGTATGGGTAGATGGACTAGAGCAAATTCAGAAATATGTTTACTTGCAACAAAAGGTAAACCAAAAAGGATTAGTGCAGCAGTTCATTCTGTAGTTGATACACCTATTGAAAAACATTCTAAAAAACCAAATTGTGTTAAAGAAAGAATAATTACTCTTTGTGGAGATTTACCAAGAATAGAACTCTTTGCTAGACAAACTACACCTGGTTGGGATGTTTGGGGAAATGAGGTTTAATGGACATCAAAATACCCTACACCCCAAGAAAGCACCAGGCTCATTTACACAAACAAATAGATAAGCACAGATGGAATGTATTAGTTTGCCATAGAAGATTTGGCAAAACAGTATGTATGATCAACCACCTAATTAGGTCAGCATTACTGTCCAAACAGAAGAACCCTAGATATGCCTACATTGCACCCACCTTCAAACAAGCAAAAAGTATTGCATGGGATTACATGAAACAGTTTACCGCCAAGATACCCCACACCAAGTTTAACGAGACAGAGCTGCGTGTAGATTTACCTAATGGCTCTCGTATCACCTTGCTAGGCTCAGAGTCTCCAGATGGACTAAGAGGTATATATCTAGATGGTTGTGTGATCGATGAGTACGCAAATGTAAACAGTAAGCTATTCCCAGAAATCATTAGACCAGCATTATCAGATAGAAAAGGTTACTGTGTGTTTATTGGTACACCTATGGGAATGAACAATAACTTTTATGAATTATACCAACATGCACAAGGTGCTGATGATTGGTTCAACTACAAGGCAAAAGCTAGTGAAACATTAATCGTAGACAATGATGAGTTGGTCAAGGCAAAAGAGGTTATGGGTGAGAAGAAGTATCAGCAAGAATTTGAATGTGATTGGATAGCAAATATCGAGGGTGCAGTATATGGAGACATTATTGCAAAACTAGATGATGATAAGCAGCTTACAAGAGTTCCCTACGATCCTGCACTACCTGTATCAACAGCATGGGATCTCGGGGTCTCCGACCATAGTGCTATTATATTTTACCAACAGTTAGGCAGAAGCATAAGCATTATAGATTATCATGAAGAGAGAGGTCAAGGTTTACCTTACTATGTTCAGCTTGTTAAAGACAAAGATTATGTTTACAAAGATCACTTTGCACCACACGACATTGAAGTTACCGATTTTGGAAATGGCAAGACCCGAAGAGAGGTCGCCTACCAATTAGGAATTAGGTTCAAGGTAGTTCCGAAAATTCCACTAGAGGATGGCATACACGCAACCACAATGACTCTGCCTAGATGTTGGATTGATACAGACCATTGCAAAAAGTTAATAGATGCGTTAAGACATTACCATAGGAAGTACATCGACAAAAATAGAATGTTCAGATCGAAACCTGTACACGATTGGAGTTCACACGCTTGTGATGCTATGCGTTACCTTGCTGTTGGACTACAAGAAATTAATACTAGACAATCAGCTCCACAAAGTGTAGCAGATAATAGTTACAGGATTATTTAATTATGGGATCATTATTCAAACCAAAAATGCCACCGCTGCCACCAGTTCAACCTTTGCCAGACGCACCTTCAGCAGAAGTTTCGCAAGAGGAAAAAGATAAAATTGCTGCAGAACAAGCTGCGATTGAGAGAAAGCGAAAAGGTAGAAAGTCTACAATCTTAACTTCGCCATTAGGTATTGAGGAAGAAGCAGAAGTTCAAAAGAAAACTTTATTAGGATCATAATGTTTGAAAAGATTAAAAAAATATTTAAAAAAAAACCAAAGGCAAAAGTAGAAGTTGAGAAAGAAGTTTTAGTCTTAGCTGAAGATATGACTTTTGAAAATGAAATTAAAAAACCAGAAGTAACAGAAACAGTAACTGAAACAAAATCAGAAACTAAATCATCATTAACATTCGGAGAATAATATGGGATCAGTATTTAAACCAAGACCAACTCCTGCACCTGCACCCACACCAGCTCCTATAGCGGTTGCACCAACTACATCAGAAGTTTCACAAGCTACCGCAACTGCAATGGATGGTTATGATGCAAGAAAGACTAAAGCAAAAGGCAGATCATCAACAATCATGACAGGACCAAAAGGTGTAGAAGAAGAAACATTAACACTAGGTCGTAGAAGTTTATTAGGACAATAATGGCAAGAACAGATTTAAGTAAAAGTTTATTATCAAGATACGAGAAGCTAGAAGGTCAAAGGCAAAACTGGGAAACGCATTGGCAAGAAGTTGCAGATTATATGCAACCAAGAAAAGCAGATGTAACTAAGACTAGAGCTAGAGGGGATAAACGAATGGAACAAATTTTCGATTCTTCTCCAATACAAGCAGTAGAATTATTAGCAGCATCATTACATGGTATGTTAACAAATCCATCCACACCTTGGTTTACTTTAAGATTTAAAGATGAAGATGTTGAGAATGAAGATGAAGCAAAAATCTGGTTAGAGTCTGCAACAGAAGCAATGTACACAGCATTTAACAGATCAAACTTCCAACAAGAAATATTTGAATTGTATCATGATCTAATTACGTTTGGAACTGCTGCAATGTTTATCGAAGAAGATGATGAAGATTTAATTAAATTTTCAACAAGACATATCAACGAAGTATTTGTTGCAGAGAATGACAAAGGTAGAATAGATACAATCTTTAGAAGATTTAAAATATCTGCTAGAGCTGCAGTACAAAAGTTTGGTGATAATGTGTCAACAGACATACAAGGTATCTTTAAAAAAGATCCATACCAAGAAGTAGAAATACTACACGCAGTTTATCCAAGATCAGACTTTGATCCTAAGAAAAAAGATAAAAGCAATATGCCATTTGAATCTGTTTACTTAGAATATAAAAATGCAAATGAATTATCTATTTCTGGATTCAAAGAGTTTCCTTTTGTAGTACCAAGATACTTAAAAGCATCAAACGAAATCTATGGAAGATCACCTGCAATGACAGCTTTGCCAGA